CGACCGGGGTTTCGCCCTGCCCGCTCGTCCCCACGCCGGGCTCGATCGCAAGCGCAAACCGAGAGAAGTAGAGGATTTCGTTTTCCGCCGTCAGTTCCGGAGCCACGCGAAGCCATCGCATCGGACGGGAATCGACGTCCATGGACACCGATGCATCGAGCGCGTACAAAGCTCCGGTCTCCGCGTCGAGAATCCGATGTTCTCCGAAGGCCACGACATGCCACCTCGGACGCCACGCTCCGAAGTCGTTGGCCTCCGCGATCCACGTCCGCCACTCGAGCCAGTTGTTCATGGTCAGGTCGTAAGCCCATGTGATCGACTCGCTCGGGAACGTGAGCAGATAGAAAAGGTGGCCTCTCCAGTTGATAACGTCCCCTTGCGCGTCGCTCACGTCGGCGTACTCGTCGAAGGCGGTTTGCCTCGGAAGGTCCGACACGATCTCGTCCGAGAATCCCGTGGAGTGCAGGACGTACCGTTGTCCAATCGCGGACTGGCCCAAGAAAAAGGCGTGGCCCTCGCCGACCTTCAACGTGTAAGCGGCGGCACAGCCATACGTGGAATCCCCGGAAGGATGAGGAGCGAACGGGAACGACGCGGAGCCGGCGTCATACCACGCCTCGGACGTCTTCGAGCCCTTGAGCAGAATGTAAATGCCATTGACCGCCATCGAGCCCCAGCGATCGGAGGCGTTGCTCCTCTGCGTGAAGTCCGTCCCCGTCGCCCAGGTCGAGAAGTCCAGAAGTGCGGAGATATAGAGCGTGCTCGTGGCGCTATCGAGAATGAGACCGTAACCGTGCAGGTATCCGCAATGCCGGGCCTTGCCGTTCAAGGCCGCAACCTGCGTGAGGGTGTTCGTGGTCAGGTTGAAGCTATAGCCGTTCCCTCCGGACACGACGAGGAGTTGTCCCCCTCCGTCACCGTTGCTGACGATCTGGGCCGGGTTGGCGTCCGCCGTCACCGATCCTCGGACGGTTGCGTTCCCCGACTCGTCCCACTCGATGAGCGATCCGCCATGGACGGAGAACTCGCGCCCGTCCTCTGCGAAGTGTCCTCGTCCCGGCGTGGTCGTGGCCGTCCCTCGCTGCGTGACACCAGGAACGGGGTACAGAGCCGTCCTGGACGTGGCTCCGGGCTGCTCCATGCGCTCGAAGTAGAGATTGACAAGCCTCTCCACGTCCGCGATCGGGGACTGGCTTTGATAACTAGGCCCGACGAAAGAGGGATAGCGCATCTATCCCCTCGTGATGTCGTACCAGGGCGAAGCGCAATTCGGGGAGATCAGCGTTTCAGCGGGAAACTTCATGTTCTGCGGGCGGAAGTTCGATGCCCGCACGATTCCGCGAGATTCCCGCGCCTGGTCCACGAGCAGTTTCGACGGCTCGCGCTGATACACCGGAGCGAGTTCAAGGGCGAGGTTCTTGACGAACATCCGCCGGTACTCGTCCGGCATGTCGAGGGCCGTCGCGACGTCCGTAAACTGTGAGATGGCCTCCAGCGCGTACAGAACACCCTTGAGAGTGGTCGATGTGGGCTTCGGGAACAGCGTGAGCGTCCCGTACGGGGTCGTGGGGTTGTAGCGGGCCCGCTCGGGATATGTGCCGGTCAGCGCCTTGACGGGCACCGCCGCCCATTCCTCCTCCGTGTAGGGAGGGAATCGGCTGAACTCCTGATTCGGAGTAATCGTCGTATCAAGGAACGCGATGGACTGGACGGCGTTGAGCGCGGGACGGGTGATATTGACCGTCTGCCCGGAGCCTACGTTGTAGTCCTGCGTCCCCGACGTGATCGTGAACTCTGTCCGCGTGACCTTCGAGATAAGCTCCGGATTGGCCGCATACTGCCCTTGGAGGTCGTTGAACCTCCGCAAGGCGTGCGCCGCCATGTCGGCGGTCGGAACCGCCCCGGCTCCTAGTACCCCGATCTCACCGAGGGCATCGGTGATGATGTCGCGCAGATAGAGCGTCACAGATCACGCCTCGGGACTGACCTTCTTGCGCCGGCCCGGCTTGCGCGGAACTTCCGCGAGAGGCACGTTCCCGTTCGCCAGCTCGGCCGCTGCCTTCTCGGCCTTCGCCTTCTCGCCCAGGTTCCGGTCCTCGTAGTTGAGATGGGCGACGGCCTGAGAAACGCCCTTCTCGCGGTCCTCGCACGCCTTGATGGCCTCCGCGGGAGAATCGCGCCAGCCCTCTTCCATGGCGCGCGCCCACTCTTCCTGGCTCCCCACCGTCTTGATGCACTTCGACGTAAAGTGCTTCGCGGCTTCGACGGCCTGGACGTAGTTCTGTGTGTGCTGGAACTCGTAGGACTGCGGCTCGCCTTCCATGCACTTGATCTGGCCGTTCCGTCGCTCGGCGTGGAACATCATCGCGGGCCAGCGCCGGAACGTGTACGGGTTCCCCGGATTGCCGAACGCCCACTTGGAATGGGGGAACTGCTCGAACTTCGCCATTTCCTTCTGATGGGCGCTGCCGGGGGTGACGACGATCCCGCCTTCCCGGTTGTATTCAGGATCGTTCGCGGGGGTCGGCAGGATTTCGATATCGCTCATTGCTCTCCTTTATGCCTGTGCTTGACCGTCGCTTCTGTGGAGGGGTCCGAGCGCCCAAGCAGGGCGCGGGTGCTCCTCTTCCTCGAGCCGGATTTCTTCGACGAGTTCCTTGGGAGGCTTCGCGAGGTCCGGCCATTCCCCAGGACCGAGGGGCCTGATCGTCTCCGCCGCCTTCCATTCCTTCCGGCGATATTCGGGCTTGAGCTTCGCCGTCTCCTCGTCGTGGGATTCGTAGCCGTAGAGGAGCGCGGGTTCGGAAAGCAGCGTGCATTGCTCGGGGAGAATCACGGCGATTCCTCTCCCGTCGAGTTGGCCCAGCCAATACTCGGCGGAGCCGCGCTGTGTGCCGTACTCGCTTTCCGCTGAATAGTTGATGCCCCACAGCCCGACGTGGGTCACTCCCTCCATGATGGCGAGGGCAATCATCCAGGCGGCATGGTTCGCGAAGTACTGCCTACGATGCGCGTATGAGAATTCTTGGAGGACTCGCCCCTTGGGATAGGTGATGCTCGCTGGGATTTCCGCGTTACGGGTCTGCATGTAGATCGGGACCGTGTTCGAGGCGAGCCACTTCGGGTATTGCGCCGTCTTCTTTCCGCCGCGATACCAGCAGGCCCGCGGGTGTAGATCAAAGTAGCGATCCATGGCCCGCTGATACCAGGCGCGAGACGATGCGTGCCCCCAGAACTCCCACGAGGGATCTTCCCAGGGGGCATCCACGAGGGACGGAGAGTGCGACCCGCACAATGCAATCTTTCGCACTGTGCGGGCCGCCACCGGACGCTGGATCGGCTTCGGTGCCACTCCAACGAGCGGCTTTAGCTCCATCATGTTGTTACGAGCTGGCCTGACGCTGAAGGAACGGATAGTTCAGCCAAGCCCCGCAACGCAGACCGGTTGCCGAAGTCGCGCTCGTGGTGGCCGTCGTCGCCGCGCTGTTCGGGAACATGCCGTAAATCTGCTTGCTCTGATCCGTGGACGCCTGGGAAGTCGTGAGACCCAGAACGCCCACAGAGGGAGTGGACACGGACGTCGCCGGCTGGAAGATGCCGGTGGAGGTGACGAGCGAGCTTCCGCCCACGAGCTGGACGGTGGGGCAATTGCCGAAGATCTGCGCCCACGCCCACTGATTGGACGTCCCCTCTTCCACCAGCACGCCCACCGACCCGAACGACGTGGACGTGATGACGGAAGCGGTATAGAGCCCGTCCTTGGAGATGACGACGCCGGCACCGATGTACGCGGTGAACGTGAGGTCCACCATGACGTACTCGTTGCCCGCTCCGTCGCGGGCTCGGGTGCCGGGGATGCAGTATTCCGGCAGCGCCCCGGAGTCCCCAACGAGGTTCACCGCGCTATCACGGACCTGCTTGAATACATCGGGGGTGCCGATGTAGATGTTGATGCCGGCGGCCAGAGCACGCGCGCGGGTTCCGTTCCAACCGCGCATCACTCGGACCTGACCCGACACCGGGATGTCCTGGACCTTCACAATCTCGTGTCCGCCCGTGTTGGCGAGGACCAGGACGTTACCGACCGAGATGTTGGCCGTGGAACCGACAACGAGCAGTTGCTCGCTGACGGAGGCGGCGTTAGTCAGGGTCGTCGAAGAGGCAGCAGCGACAGCCATGTCATTCCTCCTTACTGTCCGCCGTAAACGCGGGTGGCGAACTCGGGCTTACCGGCAACGAAGCCGGCGAGGAAGTCGAGACGCGAGCGGTTACGGTCGCTCTTGATGTCGTACTGCTGGACCAACCGGAGGCTGATGTTCAGATCCCGGCTGGAAACCACCGAGGCATCGGCCCCGGCCGACGGCCTGACCAGATCGACCATGGCCGAATAGAAGGCGTCCTTGTGGAACACCAGGTTCTGCGAAGTCACGGTCGCGGTCTGCGACTGGCCCGCCGTCATGGCGAGGTACGTGATGACCGCGTTGTCCGCAAGAGCGCCGGTCACGTTCTGGAGGGGACCAGAGGTGACGAGCGACGGCGAAATGGACAACGTTGCATTGCCCGAGCCGTCCGGAGTGACGTCCGCGGTCAGAACAACCT